GCTGGGCACGCAGACCCTGCTCGGTGCCAAGAATGGCAGCAAGAAAAGGTATGCCGGTCTGAAGGGCTGCAAGGATTACAAGAAGGCGGCAAAGATCATCAAGGCCGGTGGTTATGCGACCAGCCTCACCTATGTCGATAAGCTCTGCAGCATCATCGAAAAATGGAAGCTGACGCAGTACGATATAAAGTCCAGTTCTTCTTCCAAGAAGTCCATCGACACCCTTGCCAAGGAAGTGATCGCTGGCAAATGGGGTAACGGTGAGGAACGGAAGCAGAAGCTCACCGCTGCTGGATATGATTACAACGCCGTTCAGAAAAGAGTCAATGAAATGCTGTCATAATTCTTTCTCGCCGCTTGTGGGCTCTGCGCCTGCAGGCGGCTCTTTTTTTTTCGTCAAATCACCCTCCTTACCTCCAGTGGATAGTGAAGAACTTTCAGAAGCACCCCATCAAAGTGTCCTCTGAATGTCCGTACTACGAAGGAGGTGTCCTCATGACAGATACATTAAGCCCGGAAGTCAAGTCTGCCCTCTCCGGCATAACAACAGATCACTTTTTCACCCCGGAGCAATTCCAGAAAGATATCGACTACTACCGTGCCCAGATCATCACAAAAGCCCTGCTTGATGCAGAGCTGATCAGCTTGGAAGAATACCACAAATTGAGCGAATTGAACGCGAAATCTTTCTCTCCGTTTCTCGTGGATATATTTCCTAATACCGTTGATAATACTGCGGTTCAGAGGTAATATACGACACTACCGAAGGGAGGTGAAACAGTGAAAAAGGTCACGAAGATCAAGGCAAAACAGGCTCCTACAGCGGAAAATGCTAAGCTCCGTGTTGCTGCCTACTGCCGCGTATCCACTGATTCCGATGCGCAGCTTGAAAGTCTGGAAGCCCAGAAACAGCATTACGAAAGCTACATCGCCTGTCGGGATGACTGGACATTTGCAGGGCTCTACTACGACGAAGGTATCACCGGCACCAAGAAAGACAAACGACCTGAACTGATGCGGATGATCCGTGACTGCGAGACTGGCAAGATCGACTATGTCATTACCAAGTCCATCAGCCGCTTTTCCCGGAATACAACCGATTGTCTGGAGATGGTCAGAAAGCTCCTCGACCTGAATATCCCGATCTACTTCGAAAAGGAAAACCTGAACACCGGCTCAATGGAAAGCGAGCTTTTCCTTGCGATCTTAAGCAGCATGGCCGAGGGCGAGTCTGTATCCATCTCGGAGAACAGCAAGTGGTCGATACAGAAGCGCTTCAAGAACGGAACCTTCAAGATCAGCTATCCACCCTACGGCTATGATTGGGACGGCGATCAGATGGTTGTGATTCCAGAACAGGCCGAAAACGTCCGCTGGATTTTTGATCAGGTGCTGGCAGGTCGTGGCACGCAGGACATTGCCAAAGACCTGAACGCCAAAGGAATCTGTACTAAAAAGGGAAATCGCTGGACGGCGAACACGATACGCACACTGATCGTCAATGAGAAATACACCGGCGATGTGATATTCCAGAAAACTTATACGGACTCGCAGTTCAACCGGCACGTGAACAACGGTGAAAAAGATCAATACGCTCTGGCTGATCATCATGAAGCCATCGTAAGCCGAGAGGTTTTCGCAGCAGCCGGTGAAGTGCTCCGTCAACACAGCAAAGAAAAAGGCATCGTCAAAGGGAGTGGCAAATACCTGAACCGGTACTGCTTCTCCGGCAAGATCATCTGCGGTGAGTGCGGCGACATCTTCAAGCGCCGAACGCATTACTGCAGCGAATACAAATACATCGTCTGGGCTTGCAACACACACCTCGACGACAAAAGCAAATGTTCCATGAAGTTCATCCGAGACGATGCACTGAAGGCTGCCTTTATCACGATGATCAACAAGCTGATCTTCGCCAGAAAGCTGATCCTGAAGCCCTATGTGCAGGCGCTGCGCAAGGGAAACAACGACGACTCCCTCCACAGGATTCAAGAGCTGCAGACCCTGCTCATGGAAAACAGCCAGCAGAAAGAACGCCTGACCGGATTCATGGCGCAGGGCTATATCGACCAGATCCTTTATAACGAGGAAATGAACACCCTGCTCGCACAAGCAGACAGGTACAATTCGGAAATCGAAATGCTGAGCAAGAGTGTCAAAGGCGACGCCTGCCACATTCAAGCCGCAACTGCCCTGCTCCGCTTTACAGAGAGAAGCTCCATGCTCGACTCTTTCGATGAGGAGTTGTTTGAAGAGACCGTGAGCCGCGTCCGGGTGCTCTCGAGGGAGAAGATCGCCTTTGAACTAAAATGCGGACTCACGCTTACAGAAAGGATGTGAAGAAATGGGACATACTCCTTACGGTTACAGGATCGAAAATGGGATCGCAGTCATCGACAATGATGCTGCAGACAGGCTCCGGAACCTTTATAAGAACTACCTCGCAGGTATGGGACTCATGTCGGCTGCTGCAGAGGTCGGGATCGAAGCCTACCACGGTAGCGTCAAGCGGCTCCTGAGTAATGAGCACTATCTCGGCGATGACTTCTACCCTGCCATCATCGATGAAGTAACCTTTGACAAGGCGCAGGAAGAAATCACGAGGCGTGCGGAAGCCCTCGGCAGGAATGGCCGGAAGACAAAGCCACGGGAGATAAAGCCGTTCAGACGATTCAGGCTCGGAGAGCTCACTGAACATTTTGACAGCCCGGTGCAGCAGGCAGAATACATTTACAGCCAGATTGAAAGCGAGGTGAGCTGATGGCAAATGTAACCTTCATACCAGCAAAACGGCAGGTCGGAAACAACATCAAAAAAGCAGAGAAGCCAAAGCTCCGAGTCGCGGCGTACTGCAGAGTCAGTACTGACAGCGATGAGCAGGCTACCAGCTACGATGCACAGATCGAACATTACACAGAGTACATTTCCAAGAATCCAGACTGGGTGCTGGCTGGCATCTTCGCCGATGATGGTATTACCGGCACCAACACCAAGAAGCGTGACGAGTTTAATCGCATGATCGATGAGTGCCATGCCGGAAACATCGATATGATCATCACCAAGTCGATCAGCCGATTTGCGCGTAACACCTTGGACTGCCTGAAATACATCCGAGAGCTAAAAGATAAAAACATCCCGGTCTTCTTCGAGAAAGAGTCCATCAACACAATGGATTCCAAAGGCGAGGTGCTGCTTACCATCATGGCTTCCCTCGCCCAGCAGGAATCTCAGAGTCTTTCGCAAAACGTGAAAATGGGAATCCAATACCGCTATCAGCAAGGTAAAGTGCAGGTCAACCACAACCGCTTCCTCGGCTACACCAAAGACGCTGACGGCAATCTGGTCATTGAACCGAAGCAAGCTGAGATCGTCAAACGTATCTACCGGGAATACCTCGAAGGAAAAAGCATGGATAAGATTGCTGCCGGTTTGGAGGCTGACGGGATTCTCACTGGCGCAGGCAAAGAACGATGGCATCCAAGCACCATAAAGAAGATCCTGACAAACGAGAAGTACATCGGTGATGCACTGCTTCAGAAGACCTATACCACCGACTTCCTGACAAAGAAGCGGATCAAGAACAACGGCACCATGCCACAATACTATGTGGAGGGCGACCACGAAGCGATCATACCGAAGGACATCTTCCTTCTGGTGCAGGAGGAGCTGGCCAGAAGGCGCAGGGTGCACACCACCGAAAATGGCAAACGCCGCTGCTACTCCTGCAAGCATTGTTTCGCACAGATCGTATTCTGCGGTGAGTGTGGCGAGTATTACCGACGCGTCCATTGGAACAATAGAGGCTGCAGGTCGATCGTCTGGCGGTGCTGCTCACGGCTTGAGAACACCGGCCACGCCTGCCGCAGCCGAACAGTGAATGAGGCCATTCTGGAGCAGGTAGTAGTCGACGCCATCAATCAAGTGCTCTGCCAGAAGAACGACTTTCTGAAAACCCTGCAGTCCAACATGAAAACCACCATCACTGATCGCGGCTCCCTCTCCCCGGAGGTCATCGATACCCGGTTGCGCGATCTGCAGAAAGAGCTTCTGAAAAAAGCAAACCAGAGCGCAGACTACGACGCCATCGCAGATGAGATTCTCCGGCTCCGGGATATGCGCAAGCAGTCCGAGGTTGACAGTGTCCTCCGTGATGACCAGATGAAACGGATCAAAGACCTGCAGGACTTCATCAAGAAGCAGGCCACCAACATCACAGAGTTTGATGAGGCGCTGGTCTCAAGGCACATCGCCAAGATCACCGTCTTCGAGGATCACTTCACCGTCGACTTCAAGTCCGGGATTACAATCGATATTGAGGCATAATAAGAGCTCCCCACCGCCGTGATTGGTAGTGAGGAGCTCTGGTCTGTCTCTTTTTTCTTATCTTCTTCTCTTCCTGCAAATTGCCACAATGCATCCAATTACAATAGGAATAGGATGCAAATACCACAGAAGGTCAAGCCCGGTTGTCACCACCATCAATCCTACCAGTGATACAAACGCCGTAATCAGATAACACACCAGCAAC